CACCATCAATACGCTCGGTAGATTTTTCTTTATCCGGTTTGATATTTCCTGCAGGGTCGGTCCTCACAAAAATGTTATCCATCATCCAGCGCAGAACCGGCTGACCCCCATGGGCGATCTTTTCTTCCAGGGTCAGTTTCATCAGTTCCTTGGTCGGCGGGGACATATCCTTAAATCCCTGGCCAAACGGTACTACAGTAAAGCCAAGTGCGTCCAAGTTCTGAGTCATCTGCACCGCTCCCCAGCGGTCAAAGGCAATTTCCCTGATGTTGTACTGGGTGCCAAGTTCCTCAATAAAGCTTTCAATAAATCCGTAATGCACCACATCACCTTCGGTAGTTTTGAGAAAGCCCTGTTTCTTCCACAGGTCATAGTTCACATGATCGCGCCGCACACGCAGGTCGAGGTTTTCTTCCGGTATCCAGAAGTAGGGGAGGATATGAAATTTATCATCCTCGTCAGTTGGGGGAAAGACCAGCACAAAAGCTGTTATATCGGTTGTACTTGATAAGTCCAGTCCGCCATAGCAGATACGGCCCTTAAGACTTTCCACATCAACCTGGAAAGCGCATTTGTCCCATTTCTCCATAGGCATCCAGCGTATTGCCTGTTTGACCCATTGGTTAAGCCTGAGTTGGCGGAAACTGTTTTCTTCTGCAGGGTTTTCTTTTGCACTTTCACAGGCCGCCTTAACTTTGTCGATGCCTACGGTAATTCCCAACGAAGGATTCACTTTTTTCCACACTTTAGGGTCGGTCCAGTCGTCATCTTCCTCGGCTCCGTAAATTACAGGATAAAACGACGCATCATGCTTTCTTCCCGACAGAAGGTCTTTGGCTTTTTGATGTACCTCATAGCAGATGCTGTTGACGTTATCACCCGCAGTAGTGATGAGGAAGTAGAGCGGTTGCATCCTGGCATCACCGGAGCCTTTGGTCATTACGTCAAACAGTTTCCGGTTCGGCTGGGTATGCAGCTCATCGAACACCACGCCGTGGATGTTGAAACCGTGCTTTGAATAGGCTTCGGCCGACAGCACCTGATAAAAGCTATTGGTCGGCAGGTAAATTAGCCGCTTTGTGGAGGCCAGAAGTTTGACGCGGCGGTTTAAAGCCGGGCACATCCGCACCATATCGGCGGCGACCTCGAATACAATGGATGCTTGCTGGCGATCAGCGGCGCAGCCGTAAACCTCGGCGCGTTCTTCGCTGTCCCCGCAGGTTAAGAGCAAAGCGATGGCCGCCGCCAGTTCCGACTTGCCCATCTTTTTAGGTATTTCCACATACGCGGTGTTAAACTGGCGGTAACCATCAGGCTTTAAGATGCCGAACAAGTCACGGATGATCTGTTCCTGCCAGTCGATTAGCTCAAAAGGTTTACCCGCCCAGGTGCCTTTAGTATGGGAGAGAGCTTCGATAAATGTCACCGCATAATCGGCCGCTTCTTTGCTGTATTTTGAACCCGCTGCCATGAAGGCGGTCGGCTTGTATTTCTTGAGTTTGTGTATGATTACCGCCTCCTTTCTCAAAGCGGGCAAAAGAAAAGAGCCTCCTAAGAAGCTCAGTTTCACGTATATTTATTGGTTGTCAGTTATTCGTTCTCCTCCGCTTCGCCTGTCAGAATAAAGCGGCAGTACTCGGCCTTGTGTTCATTAAGGTAGATAAACAACTCATGAAAGCCTTGGGTGTAGGCTTCATGTTGAACACGGGGGATGTCAAACATATTTGTGACGCCGCTTTCCCTGATAGCTAAAATCTGCATTCGTATGGTTTCGTTCATCTGGCTTCCTCCATTTCTACAGATTCGGTGGCTGCCCGGCGCAGGATATCAATATCAAAGCCCGCAGCCTTATAGCCTTCCAAGATGACTGAATAGTAATAGCAACCGGGCTGGCCCAACGGCCTGCCTTCGTTCATGATATATACCATTGCCTTGGCGGTCTTACTGTTAATCTTCACCTTGACCGTTTCCTTGCGGTAGAGAAAGGGCCAGCCCTCATAGCGGTCGAGCGCAGCTTCGTCAGCAGGTGTTATCTCCCAGACCAAAACCGGGACGCTGCAGCCCTTTTTCGGTTCTACCGTTGCCACCGCACCTGTACGCGAACCCCTGAACAGAAGGTGCCAGTCTTTCATCTCGCTGGCGCAGATCACTCTTGCGGTTGGACACCGGTCAGCCATCTGCGCAAGATTGAGGTTGGAACCGTATGCGATGTAAAGTTTGTTATTCTTATCCATTAGCATTAGCCTCCTTAATTGCAAGTTTCGGCGGCGGTTTAAGCCGCCCGAAACCTCCATGCTGCCGAACCTTCCAGGTGTCTGCAAAGGTGCTCGCGGCAGTTTTTGAACTCCTCGCCGATGAAGCCGATGCGGTTTAAGTAGGTCCGCATGGCAAACTTTTCGTTTTCAACCTGGGGCTTTCTGGCGCTGGCGCTCTTTTGGGTCAAGGCCTGGTGGTTGATGGCCAGGGCTAAAACTATGTAGCTTCTGATTTTGCCCGCATGCAGTTCGCTGTTGAATCCCCTTAGCTCCACCGTGTGGTTGCCGTGCCAAAAGCTGTGCAGGTTCAAAAAGTGGTAGCGGCTTTCATGGTAGTGGCGGCTGCGGCTTTCGCAGTAGCCTTCGTACCAGAGTTCCTCAAGCCCCCGCATGGTTTTTGGTTTTCTGGCGTTAATCTTTTCCACCAGGGCGGCGTCCATCTTCTTGCAGAATCTCATCCTTTCATGCTCAATCTGCAGGGCCTTATAAAAAAGGTCGTTCTTGCTGGCGATGATATTGATGAAGTTCCTAATGCTCCTGGGCGTATGATCCGCGCCGTTCAGGTGAATGTGTATCCCGCAGGAGGGGTTGGTAAAGGCTCCGGCTTTGCGTAACTGTCTGACCAGTTCCTGCAGGGTGGCAATGTCCTCGCGGTAGGTTAAAACCGGGCTGACCAGTTCTACGCTGTAAGCGCCGTCCGCGCTGATTCTTCTGCCGGTCGCCCTTACTTCCCGGCGGATGCTGCCGTCGCTCATAAACTTCCAGGCTCGTCCATCCGGGGTGTGTACCTTCTTGGTATCGTAGCTGTCCCTGCAGTTTTCAACCCTTCCGTTTAAAAACTGCGCCGCAACCTCGGCGGCCTGGCTTCTGGTAATACCGGTAAACTCAATCTCGATTCCGAATTTGGCGTTGAACATGCTATCCAGGCTCCTTTCAGTGTGTTTTTCTTTGGTGTGTACATATATCACTCTGAAAGGGCTATATAGCAAGGGATTTCAGCAAAATAAACCGCTGAAATCCGCATAAATATTGGCTTTTATCTGGGTGGTTACCTCTGGCTATTGTTCGAGTTTTTTGATTTCATCTTCGCCAAAGACTACCCCCAGCCGGCTGCCGGAGTCCCAGTCAACAAAGATGGTGCCGGTATCGTCAACAAACGATACGGTGCCCTGGTCGCCGGGCTTCAGTCTGGTATACGGGTCATCCATGCGTACCAGTTCCACCCGCGTACCCGAAGGATAATATGACCTGAGCACCTTTAACATTTCATGATGGATCTGTTTCATACTTCAGTGTTCTCCTCCGAATTGCGCTGGACGTTTTTGAAAGCGGAACTGCCGGTTAGCCTGGAGAGCAGAATCTTGCGTTCCTCTTTGTATTCCGGCCCTATAAAGTCCAGGCGCAGGAGGAAGCATCTAAAGGCGTACTTCTCATTGTCATAATCCTTTTCGATGGCTGTTACCCGCTGCTGTTTCTTGGCCATCGCACAAAGCGCCCCAATGAAGCGGGCATAGGCGTTTACTTCTTCCGCTGTAAGACTGACAGAGAACCACGGGAACCTGAGCGTCGTTTCCGTCCGCTCTATCGGCAGAGCATCCACTCCAATGGCTCTTTTGATGAGCGTGGCCTTACTTGCCACTAACTTCTCAAGGTTGGAGAGGGCCTCTTCTGTGAATCCGTCCATCGGCATTTCGATGGTCAGCGTATCATCCGCTTCATCGGGAGTTCCGTAGGCAGGCGGTTCTTCATAATCACAGTAGGGGCTTACCCTGCCGCCAAGTTCCGCTTCCCAGGGAATGACTACGTTCTCGTCAACTGCTTGGGTTTCGGCCAGTGCGGTGTCGTAGGTTCCCTCTGTCGGAACTAAGCTGTGCAAGCCCGAAAGATCTGCGATCAATTCCCAGCTGTCCGCTCCTGTGAGCGTTCCCGCCCTGTCGATACGGTATCCGCCGACCTCGTAGGCGTAGGTCGGTGGGCCTTGGTATTCCGACGCGGTATTCAAGATTTCACTGATCGCCATTACAAGCTTTTTGCGTTGGGTGCCGGTAACATTAAACTTAAATTCCATAGGATCGACCACCTTTCTTTTTGGTAGTCATATACATCACTCTTAAGCTGTAAAATAGCAAGCCGCTTTTCG